TCATCGGATCTCCTCGTCGGGATAGCGGGCGATCAGGGCGGAAAGGCCCGGGCGGGTCAGCACCGGGGCCGGCGGCGTCTCGGTCAGGGCCCGCCACTCCTTCAGCGACAGGCGCCAGAAGGCCTCGGGCGGGACGCCCAGCCGGATGGCCAGGCGCAGCGGCTCGGACCAGCTCACGCGCAGGCCGCGAGCGCGGCGGCCAGGGCGCTGGCGGCCTCGGGGACCGTGGCCCGGACGGCGATGTCCGGAGACTCGCCGCCGCCGTCCAGCAGCGCGGCCAGCACGGCGGTCAGGTCCTGGGCGCTGAGGGTGGCGATGCGGTCGGGCAGCTGGGACCAGTCGGACAGGCCCAGGGCGGCTTCGATCCGGGCCAGGGCGCCGAGCGTCAGACACAGCCGCCGCGGCGCGCCGGCCAGGGTGACGAGGACTTCGCCTCGGGCGGGGTTGGGAGGGAGCATCGGGAGTTTCCTTTTGACTTGCCCCCTCCAGATGCTGCGCATCCTCCTCCCCCGGAGGGGGAAGAAGACACGCGCGAACCTTCCGCCCCCTCCCGGGGGCGGACGACCCGCGCAGCGGGTCAGGTGGGGGCAAGTGACCGGGGCTAGATCGCCGTGAACGTCACCGCCCCGGCCGACGCCAGGCTCAACGCGAAGGCCGCCTCGCCGTCGTGTTCGCCGGCATATTCCAGGGCCGCGACGATGAACGCCCCTTCCAGCTGGCCGAAATCCGGCACGATCAGGCGCCAGACGCGAGCCGACTGGTCGAAGAAGCTCTGGCGCACCTGGGCGTCGGAGGCGGCGTCGCGGAACACGCCCGAGCCCGACACGGCGACCGAGCGCACCCCGGCCCCGGCCAGCAGCTCGCGCCAACGGCCGGCGCTGTCGCTGTCGGTGGCGTCGATGGTCTTGGCGTTCAGGCTTATGGTGCGGGCGCGCAGGCCCGCGACGGTGACGAAGGCCGAGGCCCCGTCGCTGATCTTCAGCAAGATGTCCTTGCCGGCTTGGGCGGCCATGGGCGGTGTCCTTTCCTAGGGAGCTTCGGTCACCGCCCGCACGCGGACGATGCCGAGGGTGGTCTCGCGATCGGCGCCGGCGAAGACGTCGGCATACGGGACGCGCAGGTTGACCAGGCGGCGGCCGGCCAGCGCGGGCCGGGCGTCATGCAGGGCCGCGCGGACGGCGGCGACCAGGGCGCGAGCCTCTTCGGGACCGCCGAACCGGCTGGCGCAGGTCAGGGTCAGCAGGTGCTCGACGCCCTCCCCGTCGACGCCGCCCCCACTACTCCCTCCAAGAGGCCGGCCTTCCGACCGGCTGACGACGACGCACGGATAGGTCGGCAGGCGCGGGGCCATGGCGTGGATCCGCTGGCCCGCGATGGCGGTGACGGCGGGCGCGGCCTTCAAGGTCGCAACCAGGGCGTCGATCAGGGGCTTGTCGGTCACAGCCGGGCCTTTCGATAGGGGGTCAGCCACGGCTCGACGAGGGATAGCGAGGGTTCTCCCGCGTCACGGTGCTCGTAGGCGTGGGCGACCAGGGTCAGGACCGACAGGCGCAGCGGGGCGGGGCTGGTCGGGGCCAGGGCGACGCCGGCGGCGCGCGAGACGCGGGCCTCGGCGGCGTCGATCAGGATCGTCAGGACCGCGTCTTCCGAGGCGTCGGGCGCGCGCAGGAACGCTCGGGCCTCGGCCAGGGTGAGGGATTGGGGCATTTGGGGATTTCCAGGAATGGGGTCACTTGCCCCCTCCGGATGCTGCGCATTCTCCTCCCCCGGAGGGGGAAGAAGACGCCGCGATCCTTCTTCCCCCTCCGGGGGAGGAGCGCGAAGCGCGGAGGGGGCAAGTGACCGGGCTAGACGTCTAGCTCGCCGCGAACTTCAGCAGCTTCACGGCGTCGAAGTTCTGCACGCCGCCGCCGACGCGCTTGGTGGTGTAGAACAGCACATGCGGCTTGGCCGAGTACGGGTCGCGCAGCACCCGCACCCCGGCGCGGTCGACGATCAGGTAGCCCTTCTCGAAGTCGCCGAACGCCACCGGGCAGGTGTTGGCGGCGACGTCGGGCATGGCCTCGATCTCGGTGACCGGGAAGCCCAGCAGCGACGCCGACTGGCCCGGCTGCAGGGCGGCGTTCCAGATGTAGTTGCCTTGCGCGTCCTTGAACTTGCGCACGGCGCTGACCGAGCGGCGGTTCATCACGAAGCGGCCGTTCTGGCGGTACTGGGTCTTGGCCGCGTAGATCAGGTCGATCAGCTTGTCGGTCGGGTTGGCCGCCGGCCAGCCGCCCGCGACCCCGGTGGCCAGATAGCCGACCTGGCCCCACGTGTAAGAGGCGTCCGGCGCGGCGGTGTAGGCCAGCAGGCCCTTGGGCTTGTTGACCCCGTCGCCGGTCACGAAGGCCGTGGTCTCCTGGGCGGCGAAGGCGTCCTGCACCTCCTCGGCCAGCCACTCGTCGATGCTGACATAGGCGTCGTCCAGCAGGGCTTGGGTGGCGGCCGGGCTGGCGTAGAGCTCGCCGGCCGGGAAGTCGATCACGTCCAGGGTCGGCGCGGTCGTCTCGGGCCGGGCGGCGGTCTCGGCCACCCAGGCGGCGGCCAGGCCCGTGGGCGAGACCGGCTTGCGGAAGGTCCCCGTACCGATGGTGCGGACCTGGCAGATCTCGCGCATCGGGCTGGTGGCCGCCAGGCGGCGCAGGATCAGCCGCTCCAGCTCCGGCGGGGCGACATAGCCGCCGGCCGTGGCGGTTCCTTCCGACAGCCCCTTGGCCTCGAGCAGGGCCGCCGCCGTCTCGCCGGTCTTCACATAGTGGTCGAAGGCGGCCTTGCGCTCGTCCACACGCGCTAGCGGCGCGTCAGCGGCGAGCGAAGGCCTTCGCAGGTCGGCCATCAGCCGGTCCAGGCGGTCCTGGGCGCGGCCGACCGCCTCGTCGATGCGGCCGACCTTTTCCTCCAGCAGGACGTCGGCCCGCTTGGTCTCGATGGCGGCCAGTCGCTGGTCGTTGGCGGCCTTGAAGCTCTCGAACGCGGTGAGCACGTCCGCCAGCGCCGCGCGGGCCTCGGGCGAGGCCGCGTGTTTGGTTTCCTTCATGGGGATCTCCGAAAAGGCCCCTCCCCCTCGATGGGGGAGGGGTTGGGGTGGGGGTGATACGGCGGTGGCCGCGCCCCGAGTTGCGGATGGAGGTCGCGGCGCCGGCGGGGATCTTCCGGAACCGCCGCGTCACCCCCATCCCCGCCCTTCCCCCCATCGAGGGGGAAGGGAGTTCACTTTGACGTGGTCAGCCGCGCGCCCGGCAGCATCGGGAAGGTCACGATCGAGACCTCCCAGAGCTCGACGCGGGACAGCACGCGCAGGCGGTCCTTCGTCCGCGCCTTGACCTGCCGGAAGCCGATCGACAGCCCGTCCAGGGCCCCGGCCTCGACCAGCGCCGCGACCAGGCGGCCACGCGGCGTCGCGCGCAGGATCCGGCCCCGCACGAACAGGCCCTTGGCGTCCTCGACGACGTCGTCCCAGACCCCGACCGGCTCGGCCTCGTCGTGCTGGTGCAGCATCTTCACGGGCGCGCCGGCCGCCAGGCTGTCGGCGAAAGCCCCGGCGGCGGTGACGTCGTCGTTGAGGTCGCGGGTCCAGAACAGCGAGGCGTAGCCTTCGATCTTCAGCGCATCAGTCCCATCCTTGATCATGGGGCGCGCTCCAGTCGGGCTTCGATGCGGGCCAGGCTCTGGCGGCTGGCGTCGGCCTGCGCCTCCAGCCGCGCCAGGCGCTCGGCGACCGGCGTCTGGGCTTCGAGCCGGCGCTGCACCTCGTCGATCCGCGCCGAGGCCTTGCCGGCCCACAGCAGGGCGGCGGCGGCTTGCAGCGCCACGGCGACCAGCACGGCGGCCGAGATCTGGCGGTCCAGCCGCCAGCGGGTGGGAGTGGTCATGGGGATCCTTTCGATACTCGCCCCCTCCGCGCTGCGCCTTCCGCCCCCTCCGGGGGCGGACGATCGCGAAGCGATCAGGTGGGGGCCCGCGGCGGTGGCCGCCTAATGCTCCAGCCCCGCCAGCCGCCGGCGCTCGGCGTCGGTGAGGAAACTCGCCGCCTGCAGCCGGCTCCATAGGGCGTCGCGCTCGGCCGACAGGGCCGGGACGGCGTCGAGGTCGGGGGCGATGCGAGCGCCGGGGAACTTGGCGGCCAGCCATCCCGTCAGGGCCCGCGCCGCCCGCTCGGCCAGCGGGACCACCGTGCCGCGCCAGAAGGCGGCGTTGGCTTCGCGATAGTTGGCGTAGGTGTTGTCGCCCGGGATGCCCAGCAGCTGCGGCGGAACGCCGAACGCCAGGGCGATCTCGCGGGCGGCGGCGTGCTTGCCGTCGGTGAAGTCCATCTCGGCCGGGGTCAGCGACATGGCTCGCCAGTCCAGGCCGCCTTCCAGCAGCAGCGGCCGGCCGGCGTTGGCGGTCCCCGACTGGGCGGTGGCCAGCTCGGTCTTCAGCCGGTCGAACTGCTCGTCGGTCAGCCGGTCGCCGGCGTCCTTGCTGGAATAGACCAGCGCCCCCGACGGCCGCGCGGAGTTGTCCAGCAGCGCCTTGTTCCAGGCGCTGGAGGCGTTGTGCACGTCGATCGCGAAGGCCGCGGCCTCCAGCGGCGAGAAGCCGTAGTGGTCGTTGGTCGGGTTGAACAGTTTCAGGTGCAGCACCGGCAGCCAGCCGTCGGCGTCGCGGGCGAGGCGGACCGTGCGGCCGGCCGCCTGGTAGTCATAGGCCAGCGGCCAGCCACGCGGGCCCGGGACCACGGTCATCCGGTCGGGGCGCAGGGCGTAGAGCTCGGAGGGCGGCCCCTCGCCGGCCGCTTCCAGATAGGCGTTGCCGGCCACTTGCAGGCTCCCGAAGAACGCCTCCATCAGATCGGGCCCGCCCTGTTCGGGATTGGGCCGGTCCAGCAGGCGCTTCAGCGGATGGTCTTCGGCGCGGCGGCCGTCGACGAAGACGGCCAGCGGCGTGGACGCGGCGGCCTCGGCGATCATCCGCACGCAGCGATAGGCGACGGGGTTCTTGGCGAAGCCTTCGCTGGCCAGGGCCGCGTAGTCGCGCGGCGTCCACTGCGGCCGCCCGCCGGTGGTCAGGGCGATCAGCCGGGCGGCGCGGGAGTCTTTGACCTCCGGCGGGCGGGGTTTGAAGAGGGGCATGGGCAAGGGCTCCGGGTTCGGAGTTGAGAACAAATAGGGAACGATCTATAGTGGCGAAGATCCCCTTCTTCCCCCTCCGGGGGAGGAGGGCCGCAGGCCCGGAGGGGGCAAGTCGGGGAGTTCGCGATGCCAGCGCCCAAGACGACCGTCGCCAATGCGCGGCGCCTCAGGAAGGAAATGTCGAAGCCGGAGATGAACCTCTGGCATGGCCTCAGACGCGGCGGTCTGGATGGTCTGAAGTTTCGAAGACAGCACCCGATGGGGCCGTATGTGCTCGACTTCTATTGCTCGGCGCTGAGGTTGGCCGTGGAGGTGGACGGTTACGCGCACTGCGTCGGATCACGGCCTCGGCGGGACGTTGTTCGTGATCAGTGGTTGCTTGCGGTCGGCGTACGGACACTTCGCATTCCGGCGCGCGAGGTAATGCGGTCGGTGGACGACACGCTCTCGACGATCCGAGAGCACGTGGCTCACTTGCCCCCTCCGGATGCTGCGCATCCTCCTCCCCCGGAGGGGGAAGAAGACACCCGCGAACCTTCCGCCCCCTCCGGGGGCGGACGACCCGCGCAGCGGGTCAGGTGGGGGCCTTGCGGCGGTTAAAGCGCCCGCAACCTCGGCCTCGCCCCGCCCCCCAGCATCAGCTCGCTCACGGCCCAGACCAGCGCATCCGCCCGGTCCGGGCTGTGCTCGAGATCGCCCGAGCCCAGGGCCATCAGCTCCTCCTCCAGCGCCACGAAGGCGCCGCAGTGGAGCACCCTTCCCTGTTCGTACAAGGCCGCCACCGGCTCGGCGCGGGCCCGCTTGCCGATCGAGGCGCGGACCAGTCTCACCCGGCACGGCGGGTCGGCCTGGGCCAGGACCGAGCGGACCATGTCGCCGCCCTGGTTGGCCTCGGCCACCAGGGCGTCGGCGGTCCAGGTCCGGGCGGCGGCCACGGCCCGCTTGGCCCAGCCGGCCGGGGACAATCCCCGCGCGGTCTCGTCGGCCAGGACGAAGGCGCGGTCGTCGCGGCGGCCCACGACCACGATGCCGCAGGCGTCGCCGGTCGCGGTGGCCGGCGGATCCACGGCCACCACCACGCGGTCGAACCGCGCCGGCCGCGCGGCCTTGCACCGCGCCAGGTCCTCGGCCCGGAACAGGCCGCCGTCGGTCTCGACGATGACGCCGTCCAGCTCCTGGGCGGCCAGGCGGGTGCCGCCATAGAGGCTCTCCAGGGTCCGCAGGAAGGCGGGCGCCAGGTTGCCGGCGTTGGCGGCCGTGCCGGCGCGGGTCACGTGGACGCCGGACTCGGCCATCAGGGCCTTCAGCGCGCGGATCGGCCGGGGCGTCGAGGTGACCGCCAGGCGCGGATCCTGGCCCAGCCGCAGGCCGAAGCGCAGCATGGCCAGGGTCTCGGACGGCCTCCTCCAGGCGCAGAACTCGTCGGCCCAGGCGGCGTGGAACTGCGGCCCGCGCAGGCTGTCGGGATCCTCGGCCGAGAAGGCGTAGGCGGTCGCGCCGTTGGGCCAGACCAGGCGCCGGCGCGAGGCTTCCCAGCGGGGGCGGAACAGCGGCCCGCCCATCGCCTTCAGGCCCGACGGCCCCTCGATCATCACCTCGCGCACGTCGTGCAGGGTGGGGCCGATCAAGGCCAGGCTCGGATAGGTCAGAGCGTTCCAGGTGATCCAGCGCGCGCCGGCGAAGGTCTTGCCCGCGCCGCGCCCGCCCAGCATCAGCCAGGTGGTCCAGGGCTTGTGTTCCGGCGACTGCTGGTGCTCCAGCGGTTCAGCCAGGATCGCGCTGAGCAGGCGCTGCTGGTCCGGCGGCTCCAGCCCCGCCGTCGCCTCCGCCATCAGCCTGATCAGCTCGGCGCTTTCTCTCAATGAGATCAGCGACGCGAGCGAAGCGGGCGACAAGAGCGGCTTGAAGCTCTTCGGGGTCGTCCGGGATATCGGCAT